ATATGGACAAAGACGGCAGACTTGCTTGCAACGCAGCGACAAGAATGTCGTTAATCCATATACAGATGGAACTGGTGAACACCGTGAGAAGAAAGACCGTATCATAAAGGTACAATCAGAATACACAATATTGAATGAAGTTTATGAAGGCACGGTTTTTGCTGACATGATACAGGACACGAATGGTGAACGTGCTAGAATTATGGAAATGAATGCTTACACAACCTATTCTGTTCACAAAGACAATTCCCCTCGTTATCATCTGGCTATTATAACCAATCCAAATGCTTACTTTATATTTCCTACTTTGAATCAGATAATGCACATACCCGCTGATGGTTGTCTCTATGAGGTTGATACTACAATTCTCCACAGTTTTGTTAACTGTGGACCTGACAGAACGCATTTGGTGATCTCAAAAAGGAGTTCATCATGATTAAGTACAGAGTCTTTTCAAAAGAAGTAATTGCTGATAACATGGATCAAGAAGAAGCCTTGACTTGTGTTGAAATATTAAGACAAAACAATCCAGATATCCTTTATGACATAGAGGAATACAACTGGTCACATGTTGAAAAACGCATGGGGCGTGATCCAGACCTTCACTAAACTATTATAAATAGTTCCATGCAAGATTTCATGGGTAAAGACGGTTTCAGTTGGTTCGTTGGTGTGGTTGAAGACAGGAACGATCCTGCTCAGTTGGGTAGGGTTCGTGTTCGTGTTCTCGGACGGCACAGTGATGACTTGACTCAGGTTAAGACTATTGATCTCCCGTGGGCCCATGTGATGCATCCCGTAACTGATCCTTCTATGCAGGGATTAGGTCACACACCTTCTTTTATAACAGAGGGTTCGTGGGTTGTTGGATTCTTTAGAGATACTGAAGCACAGCAACCTGTCATTATGGGTACATTGCCGGGTATTCCAAATGAAGATGCTAATGCATCATCAGGATTTAATGATCCCCGTAGTAATGATTCTTCACAAACTGAATATGGATTTGATCCTAGTTATGGTCCTTACCCCGGCGTTATAGAACATAGCGGTCACGATATTGGTGAACCTGATACCAATCGTTTAGCTAGAGGTGCAAACTCCGAGGATCATAACTCACTTATTCAACGCAGATTAGAACGGTTGCGTGGCGATCCTGATACTGATGATGATGAGGGGGAAGCAACAGGTATTCCTACTGCAACCAAACCAAACATAAAAACCGTCAGCGATGAATTAAAAGAAGATGAAAAACGGGGGTTTTGGGAAGAGCCACACCCTAAAGGTATTATTGCAGATGCAAACCCATACATTTCTGGTGTCTATCCCTACAACCATGTATTTGAATCTGAGTCTGGTCACATTACGGAAGTTGATGATAGCCCCGGCGCAGAAAGAATGTTTCGTCAACACATGGCGGGAACATTTGAAGAGATACACCCCGACGGCTCTGTTGTCACCAAAATTATTGGAGATAACTACGAGATTGTGATTGGTAGCGAGAACATCGTTATCAAGGGTTCACAGAATATCACAGTTGAGGGTTCAGTAAGAGAGCTCATCAAGGGTGACTACATACAGGAGATTGAAGGAGACTTCGTTCAGAAGATTCACAAGAACCATCGTGTCAAGGTAGGTGCTGCAAACGATGCACATCCAAGAGGGCCGGGTGGTAATCGTGAAGAAGAGATTATCGGTAATCATTCTTTCAATATCAACGATGATATCAAAGGTAGAGTCGGTGGTGATTCGGTTGTCACCTTTGAGAAATCTAAAATTCAAATTGTTGGTGGTGGATATGATTTAGATGTTACGGGTAAGAAGATGGGTTCAAACGCTGGTGGTGATGGTGTTTTCATATCAACTAATTCTAACTACACCGTGCTTGCAAAGACCGATATATCTCAGTCAACCATATCGGGGATTGTCTCTATTAAATCTGGTAGCACACTGAACATGAAGTCTGCATCTGCAATGACAATAAACTCTGAGAGTACACTGAGTGAGATTGTTGCATCAAACACCACAAGAACAACTGGTGGAACTCATACACATACTATTACAGGGATACACACTATTGATTATAACGGTGATGCACATATCCGTTATGATGCTGACTATTATAAACACGTTGGTAAAGATACATATCTTTATGTTGCTGCTGGTGTTAATCATACTCAAACAGATTCGCCCACTAGAACAAGTGTTGTAGATGTTACCGAAACAACTGTGAATAATTTGTAGGAGATTAGAATGGTTGATTTTTCAATTCCAAATATATGTGGTGCTAGTCCAGAACTGAATGATGTCCTATCTAAACTTGCTGATGCGAAAGCAGACGCAAAGGCAAAACTTGATGAAGCTGCATCTACTGCTGCAGCTGCGTTTGGAGAAGCTCAGAATGAACTTGCGGGTCTGAAGGATAAACTTCAATCAATTGAGATACCAACTCTACCAAAACTAAACTTGCAGGCAGAGATAGCAGGGCTTGCCTCACAGATACCCGGCACTCCATCTTTTATTTCTGCTCTTGCAAAAATTAAAACAGAGTTTGGAGATGACATCAAGGCGGCCGGTTTAGAGTTAGATAGTCTTGTTAGTGATGCAACTAAATCAATACTAGGGGGTGGTGATGTTTGTGCTCTCGTTCCTAATCTTGAGAAAGAGGCAGGGAGTACTGAACCAGCAGTGCAAAAACCTATTGCGCCAAAACAAGCATCTGTTCCTGCCGTAACTGAAGTTTCATCTGTGGTAAAACAGAATCCTGCTGTAGAGACAAAGGTTGAAGAGATAAAAACAAAGACGGAATCTTATGTGGTTACTAAAACTCCACCAACAGAAGATAGGGGTTCATATGTTGTTGCAACAGAAACAAAGAAAATATCTGTTAAACAAACTGTTGTGACGGTGACAACAGACAATACACAATCCAATGTTGCATCTCCAAAGTCAACTGGTTTTGTGCGTAAATATGATACTAAAACAGAAAAGTTAAAAATTGATCAATTAGAAATTTCTGGTGATTCATTAATAATCAAAAATTTAAAACATCATCCTTCTAGTGTTCGGCGTGTACTAATTCATCCGACAGAAGAACAGATTTATTCTCTTGGTATTCTTGTAGAACCAGAAAGTGATTTAATTCAATTGGGAACTGAGGTTGAAGCTAGTCTTGTGAGAGATACTTACAACCAATGGAGAAAAGAAAAAAAACCACCATACTATGAAAGTAGGTATGGACCACATATGATAACAATTGTAGATGGGGGTTTGGATGCTGGTGGGTTCTCACCAGTTATTGGTCTGGATGGTAGTGTTAGAATTTTAATGCCAGATGCTATACCCAAATCAAATCACCCCGGCAATGTTAAAGCTGTAGCAGCATACAGATTGCCGGGCCCTGAAGGTGGTGTTATTAAGGAGCGTATACACGCTCAATCTGGCATTAGTTTCTATAGAAATCGAAATGGAGGATTGAAAACCGGCAGAACAGAAAACAAAAGGTTCAAAGGGTATGCTTTGGTGATTAGTTATAGTTATCTTATCAATTATGATCCTGACGTAAAGACATAAATACAAACACATATAGAGGAGTTATATTATGGCAAAGAGAAAGAAATCGAGGGACACACAAGTTTCGAAAGGCGAACGCAACAACGTAAGCAAAGATGTGAGTAAAGCACTTCGTAGAGATTACATGCAGAATGATCTTGCACGGTTGAATAATCAGATTGATGCTTTTAAGAGGGGTAAGAATGTTATGGTGACTATTCCTAACCCAAATACAAATGAGACAAACAAACGATTTCTTCGAGTCAATGCAAAAGACGTTTGGAAGTTTAATAATAAGTTTATTATGAAACATAATACATCAGAAAATGTATAAATAATAATAAAGAGGAATACTCATGGGCGCTAAAGACGCATACACTGACGGTACATATCAGGGACAAGAACGAGCTGCTCAACTGTATTCCGATATAGATTTGTTTTTTGGACCTAAGACGGGAACAAATGATATCAACAAGGTAACAGATTTTACGGCCGTCAAACGATCTGTCAGAAATCTTGTTCTAACTAACTTCTATGAGAAACCCTTTCATCCCGAAATTGGTTCTGGTGTGAGAGATATTCTATTTGAGCCTATGACTCCTATCACCGCATATGTTCTTACCATGAAGATAGAAGAGGTGATTGAAAACTTTGAACCAAGGGCTAGACTCGTTGGAGTTAGAGCCATACCTAATCTTGATAACAATGCATACAATGTTACAATTGAGTTTTATGTTGTCAACGCACCCACAGAACTTGTCAACATGGAAGTTCTATTAGAGAGATTACGATAATGGCAGCAAACAGACAACGACTCAGTGTAACAGAATTTGATTTTGATGAGGTTAAGGATAACCTAAAACTTTTTATGCGAAATCAGACAGAGTTCAAGGACTATGACTTCGAAGGTTCTGGTCTATCTGCTCTTTTGGATGTACTTGCATACAATACGCACTACCTTGG